CGGGCGTGCTGGTCCCGGCGCGCGTGCTCGGTACGTCCTTGCTCGTCAACTTTGTCGATGCGGGCGAGAATGTTTTTACCAAAATCCTCGAACATTCCCGTAAGCGCATCAACGGCGGTGTCGGGGTCGCTGAGAGCTTTTTGCAACGCAGCTTTGTCGGGAAGTTTTAAAAGGGGTTCGTCTTTGACCTCGCCCTTTTTATCTCCCCCTCGAAGCTGATTCTCCAAAATGGAGTTTTGCCCTTTGAGGAATTCAACGGTCTGACGATCAATCGCCCGTTCTTCTTCCATCTTATCAAGACGGGCTTGGAGTGCGGGCGAAATCGCCACGTCATCTTTTTTGTCTCCGCCCTCGTCCTTTTTATCGCCGCCCGGTTCGTCGTGGTCGCCTTCGTTAATCATCTCGTTGATCGGGTCATCGAGAAACGAGAACGGTGCGTCATCGGCGCCGGGTTGCCTTACGGAAGGCTCTTTCTTCTCAGTGTCAGTCGCGACTGTCATTAGAATACTCCTTCATTTGGTCTATTTGCTATTAAAATTGCGCTAAGCCCTGACTCGTCGTCCTCTTCGAGCAACTTCTCGCCCGGCTCTTCGCTCTTGGGAAGTACGGCATCGGGTAGTAAGAGCATATTACGAAGCGCGTCGGCATACCCGCGATTGTACTCTTTCTGGTTCATATCCGGCGCCGCAATGCACATTTCTGTCGTGCGTACAAGCTCTTTGATAATCTCGTGACGCAACAACTGATATTCCGGCGTATCGCGGTATTCTTTTGCGGTCATCATGTTAGTCGCCCATTTAAAGGGGTAATTTACCCCTGTTACCTACCAAACGGGATTAACGGAACGAACGTAATCGCCATTGCGACCAATACACCCGCAAGGACAATTCTTATCAAAGGTCGGGCTGGCGTTGGCTCGACCATCAACATGAATGCGACCGTGCAAAGCAAGCACTCGATCAGAAATTTTACTAATAGTTCTATTCCCATATTATTGCCTCGCGGGTTGTGGGGCGCTTGGGGAAGCCCCGGCGTCCTTAACTCCCTCCGCCTTAGTTCCCGGCCCTTGATTGCTACCCGGTCGTTGATTCGCCGGTTTGTTTTGCGTGATTCCCTTATTCGCCATCTCCTGAGCCATCGCAACAGCCTGTATCTGCTGCTGTTGACGCATAATTTGCTTCGCCTGTTGCATCTTAATGGTCTCTTGAACGTGCTCTTGCAATAGCGCCCGCGCCTCTGGCGTCAACGTCTCTTGTAGCTTCGTATCTGCCATGAACACCGCGTGAACTTGCAAATGTTCATCTTGATTCTCACTCATCGTTGGGCCTTTGGGCTTTTGACCTGCGGCCATTTGATGATTTTCTACGTTGGGTGGGTCGCTCATCGGGCCGGTATCCGGCTCGTGCAACGGAACGCCGTTGTAGTGAAATAGCTTAAAGATTTTGTCCATTGCCATTTTAATGGTATCTGGACCAACAATCCCCATTTGAATGAGCAATTGATTCAACAGCAACGACAACATATCCATCGCGAGTTGGCGCTGGAGTTGTTCGTTGATTTGCTGTAAGTTCGCGGTTAGACGGAGGAGGATTTTTCCTTGCAATCGGTCTTTTTCAAATCGTTTTGTGATTTCGACACCTCCAGCGCCGCCCGCTCTAAAAATGCGCTCACGTGGTCCATATTGCTGATAAAGGCCAAGTATTCGGTGTAGTTCTTCCTTGAGACTCCTAACAAATCCTTCGACGATGTCCTCTGTCCTGAGGTCAAGCGCCGAAGCAGTCCCGACGAATTCGCTAGCCGACTGGCGCTTTGATGTAAACTGTCCAATAGCTGGGTCGGTAAGTCCGGCTTGTTCTCCTGCGTATCGTTTGACAAGTTGTTCCTCCTGAAAGCTAAATGTTGGTCGCCAGTTTGTTTGAGGGAAGTTTACGCCTTGGGGGTCGGCTACGGGGAACAATTTGCCGGGCTCGATCTTTATGATGCCTTGTTTGAATCCAGCGGTGGCTTTGTAGAACCCAAAAGGTACGTTCGTGAGCAAACCGGCGTCGAGTCTTTGATTATGAATGGCGTCCATTTCAGCTTGGGAATTATGAACCCACTCCGCGAGTCCCATACTGAAAAAGCGTCCCGGCTCTTTAATAAAGTCGTATTTGATTGCGCTTCGTTTTCCATCTTTGTTTAAGTCCTCAATGCGTTGTACGCGAAGTATCTTTTTCGGGCGTACGGCATACCAAACGACCCACTGTTGAGCTTTGGCAAGAAGGGATTGAATGCCGTAAATGTCATCGGTGGTTTTGGCGCCGTGCCACCAACCTTCCCATTTGTAAATTTCGAGCCATCGGCGCTTGGGGTTGTTGGGACCGCTATCGGTTGAGTCCGTACCTTCTTCGGAATCTTGCTCGCGCGTTTGTTCGCGCTCGATGTAATCGCCGACTTTTACGTCGGCCATGCCGAAGATGCGCTTGTTTTCTTCTTCGCCGTAGTCGATGAAGAATTTATCATCAAGAGCTTCGCGGTACATTTGTTCATCGGCCCATAGGCGATAACCAAAGAACGGAAGGGTGTCAACAGTTGCAGCTGAGTTGACTACCGCGAGGTCTTCGAGATTGAGGCAATGATTCTTAACCCCGTTGAAGATGACTTCGCGGCGCCAAATATCCGCCACGAGCTTCGGCATCTCGCCATCTTCCATACAAATGGAAAACACAATGCGAGCATCTTCGAGGTTGTTTGGACCTACGAGTTTATAGACGCCGGGGCGCTTTTCGTCGCCGATGATTATGGGGACGTCCTTACCCCACGCCGATTTATCGGCGAGAATCTCTTGCTTGCCCTTCTCGATGAGTTCGGTAATCCCGGCTGGCTCGTTGTCCTCGTCGAGATTAAGGATTTCCCAATCGCGCTTGGAATGCAAGAAACGCGTTTCGTTCTTGTACGTAGGCACGGACAAGCCAATACCTGTAATGAGCGTATTATGGATGATGTCTTCAAAATGCTCTTTGAGGTGAACAATCTCGCGTAGTTCCCACTCGAACCACTGGTTCATCTCACCAAGAGCTTCGGCGTCGAGTTGCTCATCAATCTTGAATACTTCGGTAATCTTCTCCCCGCCGAAGATTGCTTTGATGATGCGCCCCTTCATCGTCTCGACCATTGACGAGGTGAGGGGAACGCGGATGTTGCTGGCGCCCTCAAACGGGAAATTTTTATTTTCCTTCGTTCCGCGCCAATTCTTCATCATCTCAAGCATATTGGTCTTGAAAGGACGTAGAACTGATTCGGAATCGGCGAAGTCGTTTTCTATCCACTGACCGAGGGCGTTGGCTTCTTCGTCGGACAACTTGATGTCGCCCGGTCCCCCATTTTTGCCACGACGAATTAGCGCCGCGTACAACGCGCCTTCGTCGATGACTTTAACGGGAACTTTCCCGTTAGTTGGTATAGGGGTTGCCTGAGCCACGCAATTCCTCGTTCATTAGGTCAAGTGGTTCGATTTCGCCTTGTAATGCTTCGTAACCAATCATCCCGTCGTGTAGGGCAACGGCGACGTAGCGGATGATATCGGGAAAGTCTTTGTGTTTCTCTTTGGGCTTCTCCTTTAAGCCACGTTCGAACCTACTACCTCTAGCCCAGTCCTCCCAAGTGTACCTGTCGAGGCAGTAGATTGGTCCGTCTTTTCCTTGACATGACTCCATGAAGAACATACGAATGGGTTCGTCAAACATTTCTCGCACCACGAAATGTCCGTGTGCGAGGTCGTCATTTCCAAGGAGAACGCTGTATTCATGTTCCTCAAACGCCGTTTGCCACGACTGGCCATCTATCTGTTGCGCCGCGAACCTATTTGGGTCACCAATCACTAAGCGTGTGGGTGCTTTGTGCGTTGCTTCCCGCTCGGCTAAGGCTTTGAAGATTGCCTTCGTACTACCGGACGGAATCATCGCATAATCGAACCAAAGCAAGTTATTGTCCGGCGTTATATATGCCCACGCGCAATAAATCGGCTTGCGTTCGTGAGGGTCTACGCCGAGAACGACGGGCCACGGTTTGTCAGTAAGAGGGTTCCACGGTGGCTCGAG